TTGAATCTCATCCCCTGCCATCTTAAACGGATAGTCAACAGGCATTGACTCATAGTTAATTCGAGCTAGAATTTTAAGCTCTTCACGTTGAGCATGATGTAGACGCTTATGGATTGCAGAGAAAAACTTACTTGAAGCTTCTAGCAATGCCATTGTAGTCCCTACTGGACCATAAGAAGCTGCATCACTAATTACTTGTTCTGTGTTATCTGCAAACTTCTGCCCAGTTGATGCTACAAACTGAAGCATAGCAAAAAGAGTTTGTGATGGTTCTTTGTATGGCAATGGAACAATTGACTTTGAAAGGTCCATTCCAGTTGCTTCAACTTCTTTAAACTCGCCGGGAGCTATAGGATCATTATCACCAGTGATACGAACACCTTTAGCACGGAAACCAGCTGGTAAGTTAGCAAACTGACCTGCATCAAGTAGACTACGCATTGCTGATGTTGCAGATGCAGTTAAGTTACCCAACATATGAATATAACCGATACCGTAAAATCCCAATGCAGGAACAAAACGATAGTGCGTAAAGAATAGTTTCTTTTTCCGTTGTGGATCATCAGGATCATAGTTACGACGAATTGATAGAACTGCTCTGCTATCCATATCAATTGTTACAATATAAGGAAGAGTAAGATTCGTATCATCTTCTAAATCTTCAATATCTAAATAACAGTGTTGTTCAAGTAAAGTATACTGACCATCAAAGTCAGAACTTGTTGGAGACACGCCTGTAACTGAGTTCATCTTAGTACGAAGCGGAGAAAGATTAGGAACTTCAGGATTTTCTAATAGCTTATCAGATGCTTCATACATGCCACCTGCAATCTCACGTTCAAGTTGGATTGGGCTGCGGTAAAGCACTTGAGTGTATCTGTCTGCACTTCGTAAGTTAACTGCGAAATTAGATACTACAAATTGATCAATAGGAACGAACTCACTGACTGGACGATCCATACCATTATCATAGTACATCTTTTTAAAACTTGAACCGAAGAGTGGGAGATGAAAGAGCATACGCTCCATTTCATCAAAGTACTCAGGCATAAGCTCAGTTAACTGGTAGTTCATGTACTCCTGAACACGATTAGCTTGATCTTGTTTTTCAGTAGTAATCTTACCCAATACTTGAGCTTTAACTGGACCACCTGCAGGAAATAGTTCTGCACTTGCTTTAGATTGGAAGGAGACTGCAGATTCAATCAATAGTGGATGAACTGCAGTACATGCACCTTCAAATGGTTCATTAGTCTCTTCAAGTTTAAGACCTAATAAATCTAAACCACTTGTGAACATATCTTCCCATTCAGCACGGGACTCTAAATCAGCTTCATAGGAATTAATAACTTGTTCTGCAATATCTTCTAAGTTGTCATCATCAAGTTCATTGACTAAGTTTTTATAGAAACCTGCAGGATCACTATAATTAACAGATGGGTTATCTCCTGCTTCAATTGAGAAGTCAACAACTACACTTCCATCATTAGCATCATATTCAAATGTAGCTTCAGAATCAGGTTCTCCTACATCTAATTCAATAATATTATTATTTGTAGTAGAGTTCATATTCATTTCAAAAGGGTTTCGTTCTGTAGCCAATGCTATTCTCCTGATGGACAGTAAAAAAATAAAGTAATTTAATGGTTAGTATAAAGAGATTTCAACTAATAGACAAACTTAAACTCTCCAATAAGCTCTTTTACGTTTTTTATATCCAAAATCATCATAGTCTTCATGATCAATATCATCAGGATGTATTAAATTCCAACTATCTCTCATGTAAATAATTGCCATTGTCATGCAGTCAACCATATCGTCATGTGCTGCATTTGGAAATTGAATTGATTCCATAAATAAAGCATCAGCCCATTCAGTATCAGGTAGCCATACTTTACCTGCTTCTAAGTAGGGAGACGCAGCGTAGACCCGTGAGACCTTATCTCTATCTGGCATGTACTCTAAGATTGGAATACGTGATCTTCGCATGTCTTGAATCAATGATTGACCACTTGCCTTCTTTTCAACTACACAGACATCAGGTTTATATTCAGCATACATTTCTTGAGCTAGTCTACGAAGTTCAGGATATTCATATCTACCATAAACATTAGATAATAAAATTAAATTACCAGTTGGTTGTTCATATCCATTAACATCTTCATCCATTGAAGTAAAGATACCCCATGTCTGAATTACACTATTGTCAGCCGTTGACTTAGTACTGAATGCCGTATCATAAGTTTGAAGAATAAAGTCACAAGCTGGAGGGTCTTCATATTCCCATGTCTTAAACCATTTCTTTTTAATGATCCCACCTTCATCTGGTTGTGGGTCTTGCATGTATAAAGCATTCCAGTATCTGCTACCGTTAGATGCTTTAATTTCTTGTTCATCAATTCTTAAAACACTATCTGGTTTCCACTCTGGAAAATACGATGAGCCAACTGGTAAGTCTAACAGTTCTGCTGATTCTTCATCTAACCATGCTGGAATGCGGATTACATCCCATTTATTATCCATTTCTAATTCTTGTTCTTGTTTTAAAAGCCACCCACAGATGTCATCAAAGTGATAACGAGTATTAATAATAATAATTGCACCATTAGGCATTACACGAGTTCGTAAGCCAGATGGATACCATTCTTTAATATACCGTCTACCGTTCTCACTAATTGCATCTTCTTCTGACATCACGTCATCTAAGAGAGCAATGTGAGCGCCCCTACCTGCAATCTGTGATCTTACACCAGCTGCATAGTAAGACCCATTCTTATTCGTCTTCCATTTACCTGCAGCCTTAACATCTGATCTTAATCGTATTCCATTAAATATTTTACTGTAGTCTTCTGAGTTTACAATGTCCCTTACTGATCTACCAAAGTCAGAAGCTAGTTGATCACTGTGAGAGACTGACATAATCTCATGAGAAGGATTACGACCAATATACCATGCTGGAAATAGTTTAGAACAGATTACTGATTTACTTGATCTCGGTGGTAGGAAGACCATTAATCGATTACATTTACCATCTACTACTTGCTGCAGCTTATGACAAAGAACTTGAATATGCCTACCCATCTTAAACTCAGGTACAATTTTAGGAGCTTCTTTTCTTACAAAAGTTAAGAAGTCTTCATTTGATTTAGTATAAACATAATCTGTAAGAGATTTTTTTAAATTACCGTAACTTTGAATATCTGATGAATTTATAATAGATTCAGTATTAGTCGAAGATGTCATTTTCTTTATTATCCATTACTATTTTTACGTCCTGATAACCTTCATCGTCTTTATGCATACCAATTAGAATATCTCTAAATAGATATAATGTTTCTAGAGATTCTATATAGGTTGTACGAAGAAGTTCACCAGCTTCTGTAGGACGAGTCATAGCTGGAGTAAATGCGATAAAAGATTGTAGTTCAAATATTGTATTTGAAATTAACTTAGCTGATGCTACAGAACTGATATTATGTTTACGCGTTATAATATCTTTATAAGATTTTAAATCTTTTAGTTCAGAACAAGCTGCAACTGCTGTAAGAGAATTATCTACATCATAAGAGTCAAGTTCGTCTTGTAATTCTAAAGTACTATTTTTCATAATTTGATTACCTTTAATTATTAAGACCAAACCCGACTACTTGTAGGGTAGACCAAACCAAAGAGTAAGACAAGCATTTTATTTTTAATTTTAGTCTTGTAAACCTTTTTGAAATATGCTACGATTCTCTTTAACAAGCAAAGGGACTATATATATTATATATATTATATATATACTATTTAAATAACTATAAATACTATGTTAAAGTTGTTAATAATAATAATACACAGTATATACAATATTAATATATGTTAAAGACTGTTAAAGATGCGGACAAGTTAAGCATGTTATTCAATAGAGTAGGGTAGTCTACTTTATCATGATGATATACCCACACTTAAAACTGCTTATAAATGTAGTTCATTAACTTCATTATTTCAAACACTTACCTACATATTTAAATAGATGCGGACAAATATCATTGGATAGTCTTATGATGATATACCCTCTATTTTTTTCTACTATAATTTTCTAGATTTAGCAATATTTTATAAAGGGGGGTATTCTAGAAATACTCCTTTTTTATTTTTTATATTTGACAAATTTTTAATTTTAGAATATGATTATAAACCGCTTTAATTTGAAATTATCCTTTAGGATCAATTACTACGCGCACGACACGGGCAAGTTTTTTTGGGTGGGGTTAAAAATTAATAACCCTACCAGAATTGTGGGTATTCCGAGAAACCCTTCGAAAATTGTGGGTATTGCAAAGGCCCTACGAAAATTGTGGTTATTATCTAATGTCCACAAAGCTTGTGGGGTTATTCTCTCGCGTCTGTAATATATACATATAAAGATATCTTTATATCCGTATACCATCCCCCCTATGCTATGCGTTAAGCGCATACCTGCTATGCAATTTAACATGGATAAATAGGTTGAGTTATTCAGACCATTCCGATATAGTTCATTATGGGGATTGTCCCCATATTTTCACATGTTGCAGTGCAACATAAACCAAAGAGGCTTAAAGACAATGGCTAACACAAAAACAGATTTACCAGTAAACAGCGTAACGTCAATCACAACGACGGCTTTTGAAATTGCCGAATATCTCGACGAAAACTTGAATGCAAAGCAATTGCATAATGAGGACGCCAAAACGATAAAAGAAAATCGTATGTATAATGAAAACCGCGTTTTTGATTTACTAGTAAACGCGGACGATGTTTCTGCAGTATGGGCTGAAGTATATCACAACATGGGATTCACTCATGAAGTTATGGTTCCAATTCATGGAAAAAATACGCCAGTACCTGTTGAGGGTCCAAATGGTCAGCCGCCTGCAACATTAAAACAATATGCATCCGCAACGAAAGCTTTCGAAAAAGTGCTCGATACTTTCGAGCCTAAGTATAACAAAAAAGGCGACGTTATGACACTATCAAAACTCGGCGCATGCTGGTCCGAATACAAAGAAGCAGGCAAAAGCGCCGAACAAAAAGAATTTGAAGCGGCACTCGCAGCACTCAAAAAAGCTTATGGTGCGAACATTAAAGCCAAAAATACTGACACCGCTTCTGAATTGGTTCGAGAAGTCGTTACACTGAAGCTTGCATATGGTGAATGATTTACCAGTAAATCGAGAGGGGCTTTCGAGCCTCTCTCTTTTTTCTTTTATTTTTTTTTCACTGTTACTACTCTCATAACGGGACTACGGGAGAACACGACATGTTCAGTTTATTTCAAGACGATCCAAAAAGCTTTCGAGTTTTAGTTGACAGACAATGCGTCGGGACTATTCGACAGCGTGACGACGGACT